ACAAGAAAAGGATCTTGGAGCAGTTTGAGATCCACCCAACAAACTTCGCACTTGCGAGAGCAATCGCAGGGGACAAGAGCGACAACCTTCCCGGTGTTGGCGGAGCGGGTTTGCCGACTGTATCTAAACGATTTCCTTTCCTTTCCGAGGAAAAATCATACACAATACAAGAGCTAGTTGACTATGCCGAAGGTGTTGATAGCAAACTCAAAGTGTATAAGAACATCATCGAGAAGAGAGAGCTAATCGAAAAGAATTACAAGATGATGCAGCTATATGCTCCCAACATCTCGGCACAAAGCGCACAGCATATTCGGGGAATGTTGAGGGATCCAAAATTGATGTTTAACAAGACTGGCGTACAAACTATGATGATCATCGATGGCTTCGGAGCTTATGACACTTCAGACCTGTTTTCTCTGTTCCGCAAGATGGTAGTTCAAAGTAAGGAGGCAGAATGAGTGAGCCACCGGGAATGTGGGAAAATTTGCCGATGCTAACTAAAGCAGCATCATTATTTTTTATTCTAGGAAAGGTTGTCGGTTTCATGACCTTTTTTACGTTCTTCGCTAACTTAATGCTTGCAAAGTGGATGCTAATGGTATATGCTATGTTCATTGGAATTAGCATCTTTCTTTCTGGATATCAGATGTTCAGAAAGGGAAAACGAGATAACAAGCCCACAAGACAGCAAGTAGAAGAATGGGCAAGAGAATATAGATTACTAGAAGGAAGGTAATGGAAAAAGCGAATTTTTCAAAGTATGGCAAGGACTTTCAGGAAAAGCTGGTTTACTTAATCATGACTGAGAGACCTTTTTGCGACCAGTTAGGAGAAGTGCTTGATACCTCTTTTCTAGAACTGAGATATTTACAAACTTTGGTAACAAAAATATATGATTATAAAATAAAATATAAATCTCATCCATCTCTTAAAGTGATTGGGTCTATTATCAAATCCGAAATCTCCCCAGATGACGAAGCCGTTAAAGAGCAGATTGTAGATTACTTCAAGAGATCCTTAACGGACTCAGAGATAATTAGAGACGCTGACTACGTAAGGGAAACCTCTCTAGACTTCTGCAAGAAGCAGAAACTTAAAGAAGCGATGATGAAGTCTGTTGGTCTCTTGAATAGCTCTTCTTTCGACGAAATTAGTACAGTAATTAATGATGCTTTGAAATTGGGAGCAGACAGTAATTACGGGTATGACTATAAAAAAGACTTCGAAGAAAGATATATGCTCAAAGCAAGAAATCCAGTCACAACTGGCTGGGAACAAATTGACAACATTTGCAAAGGAGGACTAGGAAGTGGAGAACTTGGTGTTGTTATTGCCCCAACTGGGGCTGGCAAATCTATGGTACTGGTACATCTTGGGGCGCAAGCCATAAAAGCTGGTTTAAATGTTATTCATTATACTCTAGAGTTATCAAACACGACTATTGGGCAGAGATATGATAGCTGCTTAACTGGTGTACATCTAAAGGATTTGTTCTCCCTTAAGGAACAAATTTACGAAAAAGTTAAAGATATGGATGGCAATGTCATAATTAAAGAGTATCCAACAAAGTCTGCTAGTACGTCTACAATACGAGCGCACTTGGATAAGCTAAAACAACAAGGTGTGCCAATCGATATGATTATAGTTGACTACGGAGATCTACTCAAGCCAGTTAACGCTCCTCGCGGAAACGAGAAGAGGCATGATCTTGAGTCAATATATGAAGAGTTGAGAGCTATTTCTCAAATATATGAATGTCCGTTATGGACAGCATCACAAACAAACAGATCTGGACTTAATGCTGAATTGATAACCATGGAGGCAGTTTCAGAATCATTCAACAAGTGCTTTGTTGCGGATTTTATTTTTTCTTTGTCTAGGACAATAGCCGATAAAGCTAAAAACAGAGGCAAGATTTTTATTGCCAAAAATAGAAACGGAAGGGACGGCATACCATATGCCATTTCGATGGACACTTCTAATATTAAACTTGAGGTGCTTGAAGGGGAATTTGATGAAATCTCTGAAAAGCCAGACGCCAAGAGGCAATCTGAAAGAATTAATGAAGCATACAAGGATTTTAAAAAATAAAAGGGGATAAGCGAATGACAGACAAGGATAAAGTAGCAAGAGATATCTTATCTGATATCACCGTTCATATGAAATACGCGAGGTACCTCCCTGAAAAAGAACGTAGGGAGACTTGGGCAGAGATCGTGGATAGAAATAAAGCCATGCACGTAAAGAAATACCCAGAACTAGAAGAAGAAATCAACGATGCCTACCATATGGTGTACAACAAGAGAGTATTACCCTCTATGCGTTCGATGCAGTTTGGTGGTAAGCCAATTGAGGTAGCGCCAAATCGTATATACAACTGTGCCTTCGCACCGATTGATGATTGGAGAGTGTTCAGCGAGATTATGTTTCTACTTCTTGGTGGAACCGGCGTAGGATACAGCGTACAAAAGCATCACGTAGAGAAGTTACCAGAAATTCAAAAGCCTATGTCCAAGAGGACCCGCCGCTTTTTAGTCAACGACTCTATAGAAGGGTGGGCAGATGCTGTCAAAGCCCTCGTCCAGTCGTACTTTAAAGGTGGCTCCAAGTTACGCTTTGACTACTCAGACATTAGACCAAAGGGCGCTCGGCTTGTAACTTCTGGTGGAAAAGCACCGGGCCCGCAGCCACTTAAAGAGTGCTTAGTTAAACTCCAAGGCATGTTCGAGGCTAAGGAAACAGGAGACAAACTCACAACTATCGAAGCCCACGATATGATCTGCCACATCGCAGACGCAGTTCTTGCTGGAGGCATTCGTCGCGCTGCTCTCATCTCTTTATTCTCTGCTGATGATAACGAAATGATCGCTGCCAAGACTGGTAACTGGTGGGAGACAGCACCGCAGCGAGGCAGGGCAAACAATTCTGTTGTGCTTCTCCGCCATAGAATCACCAAAGAATACTTCCAAGATTTATGGGAAAGAGTAAAAGAATCAGGTAGCGGAGAGCCGGGATTTTATTTTTCTAACGATAAAGACTGGGGTACCAACCCTTGCTGCGAAATTGCCCTACGACCTTACCAGTTCTGTAATCTAACAGAGGTAAATGTAAGCGATGTAGAGAGCCAAGGAGAGTTGAATAGTCGTGTGAGAGCCGCATCATTTATTGGTACACTACAAGCAGGATACACCGACTTCCACTACCTCCGTGATATCTGGAGAAGAACCACAGAGAGAGAGGCTCTCGTTGGTGTAAGCATGACTGGCATCGCATCTGGAAAAGTTTTAAACCTAGATACGACTGAGGCATGTAATGTAGTCAAGATGGAAAATGAAAGAGTTGCTAAACTCATCGGAGTAAAGAAGGCAGCAAGAACAACCACAGTCAAGCCAGCAGGGACGACCTCCTTAACTGTCGGCACCTCTAGTGGTATTCACGCATGGCACAATGACTATTACATCCGTCGCCTACGGGTAGGCAAGAACGAAGCGATCTATAGTTACTTGTCCCTCTACCACCCAGATATGGTTGAGGATGAATACTTTAGACCACACGACACAGCAGTAATCTCTGTTCCGCAGAAAGCCCCAGAGGGTGCGATTATGAGAACTGAAAGTGCCCTACAGTTGTTAAAGCGAGTAGCCAAAGTCAGCACAGAGTGGGTCAAGCCCGGAACAAGAAACGGGCAGAACACTCACAATGTATCAGCCACCATCTCTATCAAGGAAGCCGAGTGGGTTGATGTTGGAGAGTGGATGTGGGACAACCGAGATGTATACAACGGTCTATCTGTATTACCTTTCTCAGATCACTCCTACAAACAAGCACCTTTTGAGGATTGTTCCAAGGAAACCTACGAAGCATTATTGGAAAGCCTAGAGGAGGTAGACTTGACCAAGGTGATAGAGGTAGACGACAACACAGACCTTTCAGGCGAACTTGCTTGTGCCGGTGGTGCTTGCGAGATTACTTAAAAAAACACTTGACTTTTGCTGAGAAATGATTATAATATATAATGTAAAGACAACCAACGGAGGAAAGAATGTCTGACGATAAAACTAAACAAGAGTACATTGGAAACTTTATTCGTGCCCTCGCAGAGGTGGAGGCAGAGATGCTGCCTTACCAAGAGCACCGTAAAGATCTCAAAAAGAGCTACGTTCAAAACGGATGGCTTAGTAAAGAAGAACTCTCTTCTGCTATTCGTGCCTACCGTATGTTGAAGAACGACGAAGACATCGAACAGTTGCTTGATATGTACGAGAAAGTTTCCAAGGTTCCATACTAGGGGGTATTATGAATTTCAGACCACAGAATAGATATTTGCTAGTTCAGACCCAAGCGCAGGAGGACGCCGATAATACCGGCGTTCTTTTGCCCGAGGGCTATAGTTTGCCCAAGGACAAGTATGTTATGGCTACAGTATTGGACAGCGCAGAAGATTGCAAAAAAGAGACTGTTTATGGCGGAGCTTTATACAAGGAAGGGTCAAAAGTTGTTGTGGATAGTTCCATGATAGAGGCTGTAAGCGTATCTGGGGAAACCTACGAAATCGTTTTGGAAAACTACGTTGTAGGCTTTATGCAGGATAACGGCTAAAATAAGTTCTTTTAATTGTAGTGGCGACTAATTACAACCGTAACAAGGCACCGCGAGTGCCTTATTTTTTGTAAGAGGTATTTATGATGAAAGCTGCTATTATTGTTGTCGCTGGTATTATGGCGATAGCAGGTCCTGTCTTCGCTCAAGAAGCTACAGGAATGAACTATCCAATAAACTATACTAGTTCAGAAAAAGAGAAAGAACAGATTTTGAAACACTTTAAAATGTATGAACCCAACGCATCCAGTAAGTACAAGAATGATATGTTTGTTGCCCCAGAACTCACTATCACAGAGGGCGAAGAAAGTAACTTTTATAAAAAAGCGAAGTAAATGGTTTTTAAAACTCCGGAGCAAAAATGTAATGACATAGTAATAGGTCATTCCCTTCCTGCGCTTCTGTACAGTTACCTTAATGATTATCCAACAATAACAAACAAACAATTCATAGACAACTCGTTTGACTTCTGCCACCCAGAGCTACCCCTTGGAGTGATAGGCTTTGATAGCAACATGAGGCACTTCAAGACAACAGGTGACCCAGTTGAGATGGGGGTTTCAAAGGCAGAAATAAAATCTCAATTGCTCTTATGCCTATCTCTGTCTGGACTATTAATGAATAGCGTAGCTCCCAATAACATAAAAATTGGGGAGGGTAGAATAAGCTATTTTACAAAATCTAGAAAATACTCCACTACCTATACAACAGCGCATATTTTTAATGCCGACAATATTAATGGCGCAAATATAAAAAAGCATAACATATCTTATGATGTTTATGATAGTATACACATTCGTTCGTCTAACAAGAATGATATTGAATACATAAGCACCGACGATAACTTTGTAAACCAGATATACATATACCCTAGTGAGAGAAACGGGACACGCAAAGAAGATCGAGACATTATGTGTAAGTCGATACTAACAAGGGAACAGTTAGATTCTTTTGACTATTCAGACACTATCTGTAGAATGAAGGTGGCTACAAAGATGAAAGACTGTGGGTTTACGGGCTCAAAAGTTGGCATAACAAAGAGAAATTCATCCGAGCAGTATTGGAGGGAATTGTCTTTGGTTAGCGCAGAAAGAAATGTTTATGAAAAATGTCTTTTAAGTTGCGAGGACAACGGCGAAAATATACTTATTAATAATAGTACCGCACAGCAGATTATTGATCAACATGGAGAGAACGTTGGTCTGGCTAAAAAAATAAACTCTGCGCTTAGGCAAGAAGAGGCAGCACCATATTGAGTTTTTACAGAATCAGGACTACCCCAAGTGCGGTAGCCATGGACTCTGGCGGCACCGGAGGTGCACCGGCATCACCAGTGTCCAATCAAAGACCTACGCCAATAGATGGTGCGGCCGCCATAGGGAGCGAAAACAATAACGGCATCGATATTGATGATGTGGCTGATGTGGATAGGCACGTCCACAGCGAAATTAATTGCTACCAAAACATGAGTTCCGAGCAGGTCATGACAGTTATTGGTAAATCTAAAATAGGTGGAATGAAGATAATGAATTTAGGAAATTTAGTGGGGAATACCCCTTTGATTAAACTTGGTGATAGGCTGTATGCGAAGTTTGAAACATACAATCCAAGCGGAAGTATCAAGGACAGGATAGGGTATTACATTCTTGAGAAAGCAGAAGAGCGGGGAGAACTCAAGTCGGGAGACACCATCGTCGAAGCCACCAGCGGAAACACGGGCATCTCCGTCTCTATGTTCGGTGCCAACAAAGGGTATAAGGTGATTATTATTATGCCGTGTAATATGAGTGAAGAGCGCAAGCAGATGATGCGTATGTTCGGGGCAGAGGTTATCGAAGTTGAGGCAGGAGATTTTGACAGAGCCATCGCGATGCGAGATCACATTTGTAAAGAGGACGGCTTCTTCAACTTCAACCAGTTTCACAACTTAGATAACATCGCCTGCCACTACGAGACAACGGGTGTTGAGATCTTACAACAAACCGAAGGAAAAAAGATAGCGGCTTTTCTTGACGGTACAGGCACAGGTGGAACTTTAATGGGAGTTGGCAAGAGGCTAAAAGAAAGACATCCCAGCATTAAAACACTAGCCATAGAGCCAGCAGAGTCTCCTGTGATGAGCGGAGGAGAGCCGGGTTTACACGGCATCCAAGGTATTGGCGATGGTTCAAAGTTTTTAGTTGACTTGGACAAGGTAGATGAGGTATTATTAGTAAAGACTGATGATGCTATCGAAAGAATGAAACGACTCCACCAAAGAGGATTACTCGTGGGTATAAGTTCGGGAGCAAATGTGTTAGCATCAGAAAGATGGATTGAGCAAAACAATCCAGATGGAATAGTTGTGACAATACTTTGTGATAGAGGCGAACGATACCTTTCATGTTTGTAAATAATGGACACTTGGCTGGGATTGTACCAGTCGCATCCCAAAAGCTAGATTATAATTTCCCATGGCATGACTGCCTCCAACCAATTGGAAAGAACTATTTGGCAGTCGAAAGGGCAGTTTTAGAGTGTGCGTTTGCTGGTTGCGATACTATATGGATTGTAGCTAATGACGACATCCAACCCCTCATAAAGTCTAGGCTAGGGGACTATGTTCAAGATCCGGTTTATATCTTCAGAGAGCACGACCCCGGATACATAAAAGACAATAATAAGCGAATATCAATATATTATACACCAATTCACCCTTCTGATAGGGACAAGCGTGACTGTCTAGCATGGAGCGTTCTTCATGGGGCAGACACATCCTATAGAGTTTCAAGGGGAATGAGCAAGTGGGTTGCCCCATCTAGATATTATGTGGCTTTTCCTTATGGGATATACAATCCCTCTATTGTCAGGGAACACAGGATTAACATATCATCTAATAAAGACTTTTATTTGTCTCATGGTGGGTCCACAATTAAGGATGGAGAATATCTGGGGTTTACCTTCGGAGAGGAGCAGTATAAATCTTACAGAGATCATCTAAGAGAAACTTCCACCGGAGCATACAAACCAGTAGAATCGGGAGAATTCCCATCAGAAAAGCTGCCGCTAGAAGAAAGATACTCCGCCAGATTTTTTTCTCTTGACAAAGTGTTCGGGATAGGAGATACTAGTGGAGCAAATGTCGTTGAGACCCCACACTACTTCAACATCGACTCTTGGGAAGGGTTGAGAACATACTTGGGATCCGACCACAGAATTTACAGACACAATACATTATTGACAGGAAAGAAGTTTAATAGGATAGGAGAGGATATTGAAGAAGAGTAGCATACCATTCGTAGGATTACACGCCCACTCAGTAGCGGGTTCACCCTTTGACGCACTAGGATACCCGCAGGATCATATGGATTACGCATATGAGAATGGAGGCGAAGCTCTAGCATTAACAGACCACGGCAATATGAATGGCATGGCTTACCAAGTTCTACATGCTAAGAAGATGAAGGAGGAGGGTAAGAACTTCAAACCAATCTTCGGTGTCGAGGCTTACTTTATCCCCAGCCTTGATGCTTGGAATGAAGAGAGAGATAGGGCTAAGGAAGATAAGAAGAGAGCTAGCGAACTCAAAGATAGCACAACTATGTCTGTTGAGAATGAAGGCGAGACCAAGAGATCTAAAAGTATTCTAAACCAACGCTCGCACCTAATCCTCCTAGCCCAGAACCAGACAGGGCTAAACAATATCTTCGCCATGATCTCTAAGTCTAACTCAGACAAATACTTTTTTCGTTATCCACGAGTAGACTACGAGGTATTGCGAGAGCATAGTGAAGGCGTCATCGCTGCCTCTGCTTGTATGGGTGGTGTGTATGCGGCTAACTTCTGGAAGCATTGGGACGGCGAGAAAGAGATTGTAACCGATCCGGAGGCTTGTACTGATGCGTTTAGAGAAACTACTAAGAATATGGTAGACATCTTTGGTGACCGCTGGTACGGCGAGCTTCAATGGCACACCGACAATAAACAGCATATGATTAACAAGTTGGTCATACAAATGCACAAAGAGTTCGGCATCAAGTTGATCTCTACGGCAGACAGCCACTACCCAACACCCACTGCTTGGAAGGACCGCGAACTCTACAAGCGACTAGGATTTCTAGGCAAAGGAAAGCCGTCTTGGTTGTCGGATGAACTACCAGAGAGCGTAGCGGAAGTTGGCTACGAACTCTACCCAAAGAACGGCGACCAGATGTGGGAAAGTTATAAACACTACTCAGAGCTTGTAGGCGAGGACTATGATGATGATTTGGTTATGGATTCTATCACAGAGACGCACAACATCGCCTTCAACCGCATCGAAGAGTTTATGCCGGATAACGAGGTAAGACTGCCTTCTTTCGTTGTTCCCGATGGATACACGGCTGACGCCGCACTAGAGACAACTAGCCTAGAAAGTCTCAATAAACTTGGGCTCTTAGACAACTCTGTATACCGCGAGAGACTAGAAGAAGAACTGTCTGTGATTTCTGACCGAGGGTTTAGTAAATACTTCCTTACAATGAAGGCAATCTCCGACACAGCAACGGAAAACCAACTGGCTGGTCCCGGTCGTGGATCTGCTGCTGGTTCTCTGGTGGCTTATGCCTTGGGTATCACGCAGGTAGATCCAATCAAGTACGGCTTACAGTTCGCTCGTTTCCTTCGTAAGGACGCGACAGACTATCCTGATATTGATTATGATGTAAGTAATCCGATGAAGTTGAAAGAGATTATGCAAGACAAGTGGGGGCAGACAACTGTTGTTCCTATCTCTAACTTTAATACTCTACAACTGAAATCATTGGTCAAGGACATCTCAAAGTTATACGACATCCCATTCACAGAAGCCAACGCAGTCACATCTCGTATGGTTGCGGAGGCTACACCCAAGGCTAAAGCAAAGCATGGCATCAAGTCTGGTGTATACATACCCACCTTTGAAGAGTTGATGGAGTTCTCTGACAGCCTGCAGGGCTACATGAGAAAATATCCTCACATTAAAAGCCATATTAAAGTTATCTACGGGCAAGTGCGTAGCACAAGCAGACACGCTGGCGGCGTTGTGGTGGGTGAAGACCTAGACAAACACATGCCCCTGATTAGAAGCGGGGGCGTAATCCAGACACCTTGGTCTGAAGGACAGAATGTTAGACACCTAGAGCCACTAGGCTTTATTAAGTTTGATGTGTTGGGGCTCGCCTCGCTGCGTATGATTGAGACAGCCATCCGCCACATCCTCAAGCGACACCACAATAATCCAGAGCCAACTTTTAAGGATGTGCGAGCCTACTACGACGAACACCTCCACCCAGACAAGATTGATTTGAAAGACTCTAAAGTATATAAGAATATATTTCACAAAGGCAAGTGGGCTGGCATCTTCCAGTTCACAGAGAGTGGGGCACAGAACTTCTGTAAGAAGGCAAAGCCCAAGAACATCATTGATATCTCAGCCATTACTAGTATCTACCGTCCGGGTCCTCTTGGTGCCAATGTAGACAGGAAGTATGTGAAATCTAAGGAGAACCCCCGAGACATCAACTACATCAACAGTCATGTAAAGAATGTCACCAAAGAGACATACGGATTTCTTATCTTTCAAGAGCAGATTGCCTCCTTAGCACATCAACTAGGAGAAAATATTAGTCTTGATGAAGGCAACCTGCTTCGTAAGTTATTGACAAAGAAGGGTACCGGCAAGGGCGCAAAGGACAAGGAGAAGATCCGCAAGAAGTTTGTTAGTGGTTGTCTCAACAAGAAGATGACCGAGGACCAAGCAGTAGAGTTATGGAACAACTTTGAGTATTTCTCTGGGTATGGTTTTAACAAATCACACGCGGTGTCCTACTCGATCCTATCATTCCAGTGCGCTTGGTTGTTGAACTACTATCCAGCAGAATGGATGGCTGCCTTCCTCGACAAAGAGCCCGACAGTAAAAAAGAAAAGGCCATCGGAGTTGCCAAGTCTATGGGATTTAAGATTGAGCCCCTAAATGTTAACACCTCTGGGAAGGTATGGGAAATTAGCGACGACGCTAAGACACTAATCCAGCCTCTGACTTCCATTAAAGGCTTAGGAGATTCTGCGATGGATCAGATTCTGATGCATCGACCATTTAACACGGTTGAGCAATTCTTATTTCATGAAAAAGTTAGATATTCAAAACTAAATAAAAAGGCTCTCGATGTGTTGTGTCAGGCTGGAGCATTGAGTACACTTCAGGATGATAGGTTCACGGGAGATAAACATTTTTGGACTTCTGTTGCCGTTGATCGACCAAGAAAAAGACAAAACCTTCTTGAAAATATAGAAAAATATGCTCCAGAGGGAGAGTTTACAGTAGAAGAGAAAATAGAATCGCTAACTGCGTTGACCGGCATATTTCCGATTAGTATGATTATAGGCGAAGAAACACAGAAGCACCTTATTGATTCTGGTATACCCCCTATATCTGAATTTGACAAAGATTTGAAAGTTTGCTGGTTCATATCCAGAAAGGTTAACATTAAAAAAACAAAGAATGATAAAACATATTATGTATTAGAGGTTGTTGATTCCAACAACGTTATAACGCAGATCAGATGCTGGGGAGCAAACCCCGAAAGAGACCATATTCATAAAAATAAAATATACATTGCTAAATTAGACTACAACGATCAATGGGGATTTTCAACACGCTCGCTGTATCACAACTTTCGTGTTATATAGAACAATAATGTTGACACGAAAGTATACATGTGCTATATTATCCTTAAGAAAATGGAGGAAAAAGTGAAGTCTATTGAAAAAGTATTGAAAGAAATCTTGAACATGCCTTACTATCGAAACTATCAGGCAACCAGTGGCAAAGTTCACAATACTGCCAATCATGAAAATGCTGTAGAAGACATACTTGTCGCGAACGGATATGATAAAAGCCGCATCGAGAAGGTCTCTAAGAAGGAGAGGGACCAACTGCTTGGTGGCGATGATAGCGTTTTAGCAACTATGGAGAACAATACCTACATAAGCCAGCCTTGCGGAACCCACAACAGTCCCGACTTCATTATTAAAGATGAGAGAGGTAGGCTGTTCTTTAAGGAATGTAAGAGCGTAAAGGGTGGCACACCAATGTATAACAGCGGAATTCCTACACCACGGTACATTTATATTTTATCATCAGAAAAGCACAACGCCACAACGCTCTTCATGGGAGAGGATTGTCTCCCTCCCAAAGCCAAGGCGCTCATCGAGAACCATATTCGCAAACAAAGGCTTGAGGACCAGCGGCTAAACAATGTACTACAGAGCATGACCAACCATGGCATCTCATACTACACAAGACCAATGATTCAACACAAGGGTTCTAAGACAAAAACGAATTATTTCTTGAATGATAGCAGATTGTTAAATGAGCAAAACGTATTTGCTCACATCCGATAGGAGAAAAAATGAAATATAAGTTGTTTACTGGAGATTGTCTTGAGGTAATGAAATCCTTACCAGACAATAGTATTGATTCCTGCATAACTGATCCTCCATACGGGATGGGTATGGACGAGTGGGACCATGATGTCCCCACCGTCGATATTTGGAAAGAGGCTTATCGTATCTTGAAGCCGGGAGCTTTTTGTTTGAGTTTTTGTAGCCCACAGCTTTACCATAGAATGGCTTCTGCTGTCGACGATGCTGGCTTTGACATCAAGGATCAAATCATGTGGATGGTCACCACTAAGATGCCAAAGAAGAACAGGCTTAAGCCTGCTCATGAACCAATCGTTGTAGCACAGAAGCCCTTCACGGGGTCAATTCAGAAGAACTACGATGAATGGGGAGTTGGCAAAATTGATGTAGAGAACACGCGAGTACCTTGGGATGGAGAGCCCCCAAAGGGCTGGGTTAAAAACGGACACGCCAGAAGAACCTTCGGCAAAGAGGGCAAGACAACTGGAACCCAGAAGGAGTTTGGTAAAGTTGACGCAAATCCAGCAGGCAGATATCCCTCAAACATTATTGGGGAGGTACAAGATGAGCACCAAAAATACTTCTATGCTCCCCGTGTTACTCGCAAGGAGCGCGGAGAATATAACGATCATCCAACCCCAAAGCCAATCAGCCTAATGTCTTACTTGGTTAAAATCTATTGCCCACCTGATAAGATCGTATTAGACCCATTCAGCGGCAGCGGCAGCACAGGTCTTGGCGCTTTAAAGGAAGGTCGTAGGTACTTTGGTATCGACATGGATCAGCATTATAATGATATCGCGGATAAGAGAATTCAGGAGCACCTAACAGAGCATGAACCCACAAGATAGATTCAAAGACTACCAAGGCGACAAATGCTGGCAAGCCTACATCTCCGAAGTCAATCGGGATGAGGACTTGGCGGCTGCTGGTCTAACTGAGGACGAGGCAAGCAAGTTACGAACGAGTGACTTTGTGTTTGAGTATGTTCCAAAGGAAGATAAGCAACTATGTAAAGAGGTAAAAGAGTTTATTATGCGACACGAGTGGCTCGCAAAACTCCCCAACCGACCAACACATAGATTCACAGCGAGGCTAAAAAAGAATGGAACCTTGGCAGGAACTATCATTATGGCAACCCCAAATGCGTTTTCTAACCTTCTGGGGAAAGAAAACACGAACAAAGAGAAGCTAATCTCTCGTGGTGCTTGTATCTCTTGGGGTCCAAAGAACCTCGGCTCTTGGTTGATTATGTCCTCAGTCCGTTGGATGGCTGAGAACACAGACTTCCGATACTTCACAGCCTACTCTGACCCAGAGGCTAAGGAGTTGGGGACAATCTACCAAGCCTGTAACTTTACTTACCTTGGGCAGACAAGCGGCACATCCAAACAATACCTCGATCCAGACCACCCAGAGAAGGGTTGGTTTAGTGGGCGAGAGTTTAGAAAGAAATCTAAATACTACCGCTATGCTGAAGCCATCGGCATAGACAAAAAGACTTGGAAAAGTTGGATGGGTGATTGGTCACCCGACTGGACTAAGGTCCCAAAAGACATCAAGGTAAAAATCAAAGCAGAGGAGAAGAGATACAGGGATAGTTGTAAGTCCAGAGCAGTCCCAGCAAAGCATAAGTATGTTTGTATCCTCGGACCAACACAGGGCGAGACAAAGTATTACAAGCGAATGTTTAAGAAGTTAAACCCTAAGAAATTTAATTTACCTTATCCTCAAGAAAGAGGAAAATAATACTTGACTTCTACCTCGACCTCCCTTATAATCTATACATACTTTACCAAGGAGATAGTGTGAATAATATCGGTTATGCTTGTATCAACATGGATTTGTCTGAACAGCCTAAGTCTAAGCGCGTGACTACCAATAGATCTATGATTAAACGTACCTTCCAAGAGAAGGGCGTTGCATACGCTTCTGAACTGGCGTTGGCAAACTGCCGAGACCTTCTCACTATCTTGAAGTGGAACGAGGCACACGGGTTCAGTTTCTTTCGTTTATCGTCAGACCTGTTCCCGTGGGCTTCCGAGTATAAGATATCTGACCTACCAGACTTTGACGACATCTGCTTGGCTCTACAAGAGGCTGGCGATTACATTGAAGACCATGGTCATCGTATCACATCTCACCCCGGACCATTCAACAAGTTGACTTCGCCAAGGGAAGAAGTAATCCAAAACACTATTCGTGACTTGGAGACACACGGCGAGGTCTTTGATATGCTTGGCTTGTCCAGAACACCATACAACAAACTAAACATTCATGTTGGTGCTCACTACAACGACAAGCCTATGGCTATTGCTAACTTCAACAAGAACTTCCACAGACTATCAGATGCAGTCAAGTCTCGTCTCACAGTAGAGAACGACGACAAGGCTTCTCTATACTCTACCAAGGAATTGTATGATAGCATTTACCAAGAGATTGGTATCCCTATTGTCCACGACTTCCACCACCACCTATTCTGTACAGGTGGGCTAGACCAAGAGGAGGCTCTGCTTACTGCTGCTATGACTTGGGGCGACATTACACCAGTCGTTCATTACAGCGAGAGCAGACCTATTGAGCAGAACGATCCCAAGATTAAACCACAGGCTCACTCTGATTACATTTACAACAAGATTGAAACCTACGGGTTAGATGTAGATGTGATGGTAGAAGCCAAGGCTAAGGAACGAGCAGTACAAAAATACAAGGAGATTTGGAAATGAATTTAAAGTTTTATAGATTAAGAACAAATGCTAAACTACCAGTAAGAGCACACAGGACAGACGCAGGTATGGACTTGTTCTATTGCCCCAATGGTAACCGTGGAGTCTGTACGGAAGACAACGGCGACTACTGGATCCCAGCCAGAGGAAGCAGCCTCGTCTCGACTGGGCTAAAGACAGAGATCCCAGAAGGCTATATGTTGGAGGTCAAGAACAAGTCAGGCATTGCTTCTAAGCGACAACTAGTTGTGGGTGCCTGTGTTGTCGACCCCGGCTATGACGGCGAGATCTACGTCAATCTACACAACATTGGCGTGGAGACACAGGTAATCAAACCGGGAGACAAGATTGCTCAGGCAGTTCTAGTCCCAATCGTCCATTGCGGCATCGAGGAAACTACCGAGGATAATCTCAATGGTGGCTCTTCTCGCGGCGAAGGGGGCTTCGGCTCAACTGGTGACCGCTGATGGGTAAGTTCTCCAAGAAAGTCGGCAGAAAAAAACAACTTGATGCCAAGCAAAAAGCAGAAGACAAACTCGTTCATCAAGTGTCCATGTTTGGATTGCGACCTGATGCTTGCTCAACCTGTTCGGCTCCCTTTGATAAGAATAGCCGGGAAATGGCCATGACTTGGAGAGTTGTTGTCAATGAGAAAGAAAAGAGAGTAACCCTAATCTGTCCTGACTGTCAAGAAAAGATTGACGAGGGCATGCAAAAAGTATTTGGAGGAAGTGATGACGAAGCAGGAATTTAAAGAGTTTTGTAATGAAAACAACCTACGCTATAAGAAAGATGCTTGTGGAGATCCTATCTCGCCCAGCAGGAAAGGCTTGAAGACAGACCAAATCTATTGGACTGGCGAAGAGGAGCTTGGCATTTATGCCGAGAGACTAACACAGAAGAAGTTTACTTTCTTAAAGAAGAAGCTAGTTGAAGAGTATGGTCTCAAGCTACACCAAGACGGAGATACAGACTCCACGTTCACAGCAACTAAAGAACAAGCAATCAAAGTCGCTTCCTTCTTAGGCTGCGCTAAGAATGCTGTATCCCAAGAGACACGAGATAAGATGAGCAGACTTTTAAAAGAGAGGTTGTATAGTGACTAGTATAAGTTTTGATGATGTTTTACTGGTACCACAGTATTCAGACATAGAAAGTAGAAAGAGTTTAACAACCAGTAACGAGTTGGATAATACAACCACACTACAACTCCCGGTCATTTCCAGTCCGATGGACACTGTTACTGAAGTCGACATGGCTTTTGCTATGGATACTCACGGGGGGCTTGGTATTATTCATCGATATAATAGCCCAGCGGAACAAGCCAAGCTGGTTAAGGCGTCTAAACTAAAAGGAATGACTAATATCGGTGCAGCCATCGGCGTGACTGGCGATTATTTAGAAAGGGCACAGGCACTCGTAGAGGAGGGAGCCAATGTTCTTTGTGTTGATGTGGCTCATGGTCACCACTCCATGACGAAGGAAGCATTGCGAGTCCTTAAGTTATCCTTTGATTCGTCGGTCCATATCATGGCAGGTAACGTAGCCACAGGGGAAGGTGCTGTAGATCTTGCCAATTGGGGTGCCAATAGCGTCCGCGTTGGAATTGGTGGAGGCTCAATTTGCTCGACTCGCCTTGTTTCAGGTCATGGTATTCCAACCTTCCAAACAATTATGGAGTGCGTTACTGCTGGCTGTCCGGTCCCCATCATCGCTGACGGTGGGATAAAAACAAGCGGAGACATCGTAAAGGCTCTGGCTGCTGGCGCTGACTTCGTTATGCTTGGCTCAATGCTAGCAGGGACAGACCAATCCCCCGGACAAGTATTCGACAACGGCAACAAGAGATACAAAGTCTATCGAGGTATGGCGTCAAGTGAAGCCCAAGTTAACTGGCGGGGCAAGACCTCTACACCAGAGGGTGTTTCCACTACCATTCCATACAAAGGAGATGTGAATAGTATTTTGGCTGATATAAAGGGTGGCATCCAAAGCGGTATGTCTTACTCTGGCGCAAGGACTATCAGGGACTTACAAGCCAAGGCACAGTTCATTCGACAGACACCAGCCGGTCAGGCAGAGAGTTACACGCACATATTATCGAGGAATAAATGAGTATAGAATTAAAGCCAGACCCCAGAGAAGAATATAAGCAATTATGTTTTACCTGTAGCAATAAATCTCATGCTGATCTTAAGATACGATTGATGTATGACAATTTAAGCCAAGGAGCACTGTTTAGGATCCTCATGCACGGGTACATTCAACAAGATGAGAACATAATGAACTTTGTAGAAAACTTCAAAGAAAGATATGGAATTCAAAAGAAGAATTATATTAAAAAATCAAAGAGTCTTTTAGCTAAAGGTAGGCAGATGACTAGCGACTTTGCTTTAGATCCCGACGAGTTGGAAAACATTTTTGATTTAATAGCACAGGAGCACCCAGAATTATGAGAGAATGTTGTGAAAAATGTATAGAATATGATGTGTCGTGCCCAACGGAGAATTCAGATTGTCGACATTGGATAGATTACGACGATGATTCTAACTGTACTCTGATAGCGGTTGATAACAACAAGAGTGATCCAATGACCTTGAGGGAAGTGTCGAAAAGAATGGGTGTATCTTTTGTTAGAATTAAGCAAATTCAAATGGCTGCTGAGAAAAAATTAATAAGCTATAGAAAAAAAAATGAAACTTTTTAATATTTAATAAAAATGTAATGCTTTTATCACACTAGGTCACTATTTACTAGTGCTATTTGTATCGAAAAAGGAGATATATACAATGAGTAAGAAGAATCTTTTAAGCGAATCTACAATTCGTAAATTTATGAAATTGGCTTCCATTGAGCCTTTGGCTAGTGATTTCTTGGGTAGAATTCAAGAGTCTGAAGAAGAGCTTGAAGAAGCCAAAGAAGAAGACATGGACGAAGCCAAAGAAGAAGACATGGACGAAGCCAAAGAAGAAGACATGGACGAAGCACATTGCGGTGGAAAAAGAGATGACGAGGACAAGATGGAAGAAGAACTCGACATCGATGAGATGGGCGGCGACATGATGTACAAAGATGACGAAGACATGGACATGGAGATGGACATGGATATGGACGCAGAAGAAGGCGGCGATAACATGATTGACTTGGATGTCTTCTTGAGTGCTTTAGAAGTAGCGCTTGAGAAAGGTTCAGGGCAAGAAGCGGATGTTACCTTTGACGCCGAAGAGGAAGATATGGACATGGATATGGACATGGACGCCGAAGAAGAGCCAGAGATGGACATGGGTGACGAAGAAGAAATGATGGAGCAAGAAGAAGATCTTGCTGAATCCATTTACAAGAAAGTTTTGGAAAAACTTACTCAAGAAAAATAAAAAACACTTGTTTTTTTAATATCTCTTTGTTACAATGAGGGCGATCAATATAGGTCGCCCTTTTTTTTGGAGTCTTTATGAATATGTGGCTAGCCGCAAGTCTTTTTTTCGGAGGAGCCCTATCCTCTGTCGTAATCTCTAAATTTTTGAACCTTTACCAAGGCTTACAATTCACCACAGAACTAACACAGCAACTTGTTAATTTCCTTGCCATGGCATCCCAAGACCTCTCAATGACATTAAAAATGAAGTATGAGGCTTTGGAAGACGCGAGTGTGGAAAAAGATGAGATAGAAAAGATAATTCAAATTGACAAGCAAATAATACGAGCTTGGAAATTGTCTTTCGCTAAGAAAGTTTATCCTTATTATCCGAAAAGATTTAGAAAAATGCTACTTACATTTGATTGGGATGGTGCTTTACGCCCTTTGGATAATATTTACTATAATAAACCAGAGTCAAAAGACAAAGGGGGACAAAAACATGAGCAAGACTAAAACGCCAAAACCTGAAAAGGTTTCCGATATCGAAGAAGAAGTGGCAGAGAAAACAGATGAAGAGATACAGCAGGAACTAGCTGGAGCACTAGAGGACTTATTTCAAGCACAGCCTCAAGAATCGCCTATGCGAATCGCAGAACTATATGGTGTAATAGACGAGGAAATGGCTAGCAACATTGTAGCCTCCATGCTCATTTTGAGAAATACGGGAAAAAATACCACCAAGGAAGGGGGGGAGGACACAGAGGCATATACGCCATTTGAACTTTTCATCTCCACCCCCGGAGGTACAGCCGTCGACATGTTTGCCATCTACGACACCATGCGTATGGTAAAGGAAGACTGTGAAATCCACACAATCGGCATGGGAAAGGTAATGTCAGCAGGCGTTGTACTGTTGGCCGCTGGCACCAAGGGCAAGCGCAAGATTGGTGCCAACTGTAGAGTAATGATACATAGTGTGATAGGCGGACATCACGGCTCCATCCAAAACCTAGAGAACGAGATGGAAGAGGTACGCTGGGTACAGGATCAATATAACAAGGCTCTGTGTGAAGAGACAGACCTGACACCAAGGATGCTAAAGAAACTATTGTCTCGCAATGTGAATGTATATCTCACAGCACAAGAAGCAGTTGAGTATGGCATCGCAGACATTATTGTATAAGGATAACAAATGAAAATTACACTACAAGAACTAAAAAATATTATTAAAGAAGAGATGGGAGATGACCCAATCGTAGATGTTCCCGGCATGGGTCGTCGCAAGTTAAGCAAGGTAAAGGCAGCATTAATTGATCACCTTATCGAAGCAGCCGAAGAAGTTATGACAGAGCCAGCATCTTTCACCCACTTGAACTCAGGGGTAATCCAAGCACTACACCAAGCACTCAAGGATAACGACGCAGTATGAAAGAGATACTAACAGAGTGGAGAAAGTTTGTAAATGAAGGTCTATACGATTCTTTCAGGACATCTCGTGATATTGAGGATTACTTCAAAAAGCCCGACTCAACAATCGATGAACTAATACAAGAAGTATTGAATCAGGCTGAAGAACTGGTGTATTTCTTGGCACCACCAGACCCAGAAGAGTTTGAGGATAGGTACGATGACGATAAAGAATCTATCCAAAGAATTATGTCTGATATAAATATTTATATGTCAAACTGGCTTGGAAACCACGAAGTAAAAGAAGAGGACAAAGAAAAAGCAAACGCAGTAAAAACTTTTGTTGATTGGCTCAATAGAAACCTTGAAGAAATGGTAGAAATATCTTATTCAGCAGAGGAGTGGAGCGACCTCGATTCAAAGTTGCTTAGGATTTTGACCCACATAGCAAAGGACACCCGCCCCCACGGTCCAGAACGACTCCGCACTCCCCAAAGTATGGATATGCTCTTATCGTTGGCACCACAACTGGATAAGTTTTAGAGGATAAAGAATGAAAGAACTACTAACAGAGTGGCGAAAGTTTGTAAATGAGGCAGCCGACTCCTATGAAGAACTAAACCCCCACAACATCCCCGGAACGATGTTGGCAGTAGACACTATCAGGAATGCGATTGAGAGCGGCGTAGAGTATGACCAACTCGGATACAGATACTCAGACTGGAGCAGAGAACTAGGTGTCATTAGGATAAAAGCCAAACAGTTAAAACAGAACCCAGAAAAGTATACCAAGCAGTTTGAAAAGTATGGCTCACACGCCGTGCCTTGGCTTGAAGGCGTTGAGGATGTCGGACAACTTGCTGATGATATGGCTACCTTTGGTGAGTGGATTGAGAAGTCTTTTCAGAAGTGGGTTGATGAAGGGCAAGACAGGGACGACGGAGAAACCTTGATAACAAGGATCCAATCCGTAGGCAGAGCACCAGAAATCTTAAGACAGTTTGCCCCAGTCTTACATAAGTTTTAGAGGATAAAGAATGAAAGAACTAGACCAACTTGTAGAAAACTTCTTCCAGCCTAAGCGAGATACACTTGGGTTAGACCAACTCGTTGAGATGGTTGAGGACTTGATGAATGAGAGGAAAGAAGAGTTGGGTGAGATAGCCGAAAAGATTATAGCCATCCTCAAAGCAGAGAAAGACGAAGACGGCAATGTCGGCTCCTTCCCTGTCTTTGCGCCCGATGCTACACTGAAGGGAAAGGTTACAGGAAAAACCATTACTTTAGATAACACTGGCAGCCGGGAAATGAGAAAGAGCCTATTAAATAACAAATTAGGTTCTGACGACGACTTTGATGTTGAAATTGTCAAGGTAGGAGCCGGAACTACGGCAAAAGTGAGTTACCAAGGGGGTCAACCATTTAGTTTAGTTCTGAGGCAGGGCAGCGTTCCGAAGAGCATCGCAAATATCGGAAACTTCGCCGAAGGCGTAACAGCATATGCCTTGGCAGAAAGAGTCATACAATACAAATCGGGGTATGACCAAACTAAAACAGGTGATCTTGGATATCCACAGACAGCACCAGAAGATATTTCTATTGACGACATTAAAAAACTCTCCAATGAAATAGAGTGGGACACAGTAGAAGAAAAGGGAGACAAGAGAACTCTAAAGAAAAAGAGATTTGAACTTGATGACGGAGATTTCCTTGAGCTAACTATTGGATTAGATAATATTACTTGGAAAGACTTGGACAATATTGATAAATGGAGCTTCGCAGAAAGCACTGTCGCCTCTGCTGTCAGATTTGCAAACAGCAAATTTTCCACCGGCTTTATAGACTCAAGTATGGGCGGTATTGACCGCAGGAAAAAGAAAGACGGCGATGTAATAGAAGTGACCGCAGACGGAGTTAGCGACCAAGAGGGCACTACAGCAGACTTAAAAATTCAAATGAAAACCGCCGATGGAAACTACATCAGAAACTTGAAGACAGGCAACATATCTCTCAAAACTAAGAACACAAAGCAGTTGGGACAGGCGGGTAAGAAAAAGAAAGATAGTGTAAAGAAGTTTGTAAAATTCTTCAGTGACCTCTACGACTACCATCTGACTCCTCAAGAGTTGGACGACTTCACAACTCTTCCCAGAGAAGACCTTTTTGGGCAGACGGGATATTTTGACACTCTGTTTGATAATGTCATAGATAGAGTAGAAAATATGAGCACACCAAAAGAGGAGTCGTTCATAAGAAGATTGTCCCGCTTCGTTGTAGACACCGCTGGGGGACCTGACATTACATTGATTAAGTTACTGGACGATGACTATGTTGTATACGACTTGGCTAAAGAAATTGTTGAGGACTTTGATATCAAACTTGAGAAGGTCATGACGAAAAGCGGTATCCCATATCTGTACACTTACATAGTTGGTAGACAGGGTACCGAATTGGCAGGAGAAAAACTACAGCTTATAACTATGCGACCAAGAAGAGACGCCGATGGATTCCGATTCTATGTAGAGCAAGGCGACCACTACAATGCTTTCTATAAGTACGAAAGAGATCAGGTTAAAAAAGAAAAAGAAGAAGCCGAACAAAAACCCTTGACAAACCCACCACAATAGACTATACTATATCCACTAGACCAACAACGAGGTAGAAATGTCTAAACAATATGAATCAGGTCAGACCCTTCAGCAGAAGATTGCCAAGGGTATTGATGTCTTGGCTGATAATGTAGCAGCCACCATGGGCCCACGGGGTCGCAATGTCATCCTACACCAAGAAGGTTCCAACCCAATCATCACAAAGGACGGAGTAACAGTCGCCAAGTTCGTTGACTTGGAAGACCCCTTTGAGAATGTCGGCGTCCAAATCCTAAAGCAGGTAGCAGACCAAACCAACACAGACGCAGGTGACGGCACCACGACATCCACAGTCTTGGCTCGTGCTATCTACAACAACGCACAGAAATATATTGCTTCAGGTGTCTGTCCCGTTGAGATTAAGAGAGGCATGGACAAGGCAGTCGCACAGGTAGTGAGCATATTAAAAGAAGACTCCAAGCCTGTCAAGTCTAAGGAAGACATCAAGCATGTGGCAACTATCTCAGCCAACGGTGACAAGGTTATTGGTGACCTGATTGCTACCGCCATCGACCAAGCAGGAAAAGATGGTGCTATCACAGTAGAAGAGGCTCGCTCCCTTGAGACAAGCCTCGACATCGTTGAGGGTTTCCGCTTTGATTCTGGCTACATAAGCCCCCAATTTATTAACAACGAGAGGCGTCACGCTGTCGAGTATGAGAACCCATACATCTTGGTGACTGATGCGAAACTTGAAACAGTCGAAGACATGCTCCCTGTTTTAGAGTTGGTAGCGAGAGAGGGCAAGCCATTTGTAATCGTTGCCGAGAATATTGAAGGTCAGGCACTCGCGGCTCTTATCATGAATGCTGTTCGTGGCACCATGAGGGTGGCAGCGGTAAAGGCTCCCCGTTATGGAGAGGAGAGGCGAGAGATTCTAAAAGACCTTGCTGTATCCGTTGGGGCAACCTTTGTCACAACAGAGCTAGGTCATGAGATGGGCGATGTGAAGTTAACAGACTTTGGTACAGCCAAGAAGATTAGTATCAGCAAGAGCATTACAACCATCGTGGATGGTCAGGGCGATGGTCAGAAAGTCCAAGAAAGAATCGAGACGCTCAAGGAAACAATTAAAGAAACCGAAAGCCTACAAGAGAGCGAGAAATACCAAGAAAGAATCACCAGACTGGCTAGCGGTATTGCCATCATCCGAGTTGGAGCAGCCACAGAGATTGAGATGGTTGAGAAGAAGCACCGATTAGAGGATGCCCTAGAGGCTGTTCGCTCTGCTAGGGAGGAGGGTCTGGTATCTGGTGGTGGCGTGGCTCTACTCAGGGTAGCCAACAAATTAGATGTTGAATGTGAAAACGATGAGCAGGAGTGCGGAGTCAAGATTATTAAAAGTGTATTGACTGCTCCAATCAAACAAATGCTTATCAACGCAGGGCAATCACCAGATGTTATCATTAGCGAGGTAATGAACCTAGAAGATGATAACATGGGGTATAATGTGGCAACAGGTGAGTTCGTTGATATGTACGAGAGTGGCATTATCGACCCGGTAAAGGTCACATCCTCTGCCCTAAAGAACGCTAGCAGCGTTGTATCTACACTAATTACTACGAACCATTGTATAATTCAAGGTAGTTGAAACTACTTAGATAGAGGTAAACGGAATGAAGATAAAAATTACAAAGACAATAGATGACAATCAGATACCTGCTGAAGTAAGGCGCATGTTGGATCAGTATAAAAACATTCTAATGTACACGATGCCAGATAAAATGTCTGCTATAGTCAGGGCTAGTCTTTCTACTGATGGTGCCGAATTCTTTTCGGCAATTCCACTAATAGATAATTTTAGACAAGAGCTAGCATCACTCGATGAGAATCTTAATGAAGTTCAAAATGTTCTGGCAGGTTACAAGGACGCTCTAATGCCTGAACCATCACAGCATCAGCCGGAACAGCAGCAGGACGAAGAATGGATAGTTAACGAGGAAGCCGAATACGAAAAGTTCATGGCGCAAGTATCCGACGCTGACGAGGTGGAAGATGAAGAAGGGTGATCTTGCTTGGTTACCATCGGCAACCTCGCTATTACAGTTCAATAGCGAGGATGACCCAGAGTCAGGTGTCACTTGCTTTTGCTACCCACAGGCTCCAACTCACGTTCTTGTCTTGGGAGAGGTAACAGATACGTATTACAAGATAGAATACCGTGGAGGAAGATGGGCAGTCCCAAAGCATTACCTCTATGAATTACAGGAGGCAACTAAACATGCTAGTTAAATTAATAGAGATCTACAACAAGAGGACCTTTGCTTCCAATAATGTTGGAAAGACAGAAGAGTTTTCTTTGCGAGAAGTCTTGGTTAACCCGGAGCACGTTGTATGTATCAGAGAGAATGACGCACTCAAGATAAAACTATCCGATACTGAACTAGGGCAGGGGATACATCCAGCCGAGGGCTTCACAAAAATTCATATTAACAGAGGGCAGTCGGGATTAGACTTGGATGTAGTTGGAGATCTTAACTCAATTCAAAATAAGTTGTTGGGTAATAAATGAGCAAGAAAAAAGACGAAAAATTAACTTACGCCTTAACAGAGGACTCTGCCATTAAGCAAATTACACAGGCGAATCAACTTCGTGACAGAGCAAAGTCTTTATTGAAGACATATATGTGTGAAGAACATGAGTTGAAGTATGAGGAAGAGGTTGTTCAGAATCTAGCAGAGTACATGGCAAACACTAGATTTTATATTGATGTTTTGGAGAGACAGTTATTGTCTGGAGACAGAATCAAAAACAAGAAGACTGGAGAAGATAATATTGTTGTGCCATATGAAGATTTTACTTTGATAAGTAGTTACCTTGTGGTAACGGCGGCATGTGAAAACGAATTAGAAACGCTAGGCATATCGATGAGGGTACACTAATGAGCGAAACTAAACCAACAGAAGAACAAAAGCAGGAAGAGGCACAAGAGGTCGAGGTAGATCTCAAACCAAAGAAGCCAGCAAAGTTGGCTCCCCAAGGTATCCGAACCTTTACTGTGTGTCGGCTAAATGATGAGAGTGGTGTATCAGGCACCGGCATCGTCATCGAGGGTATTGTTTTAGCGACAGGGCAATGCGTTGTACACTGGTTATACCCAGCACCTCGTGGCTCTATCGCTATGTTTGATAGTATCAGCGACTTCGCCACAGTACACATCAAGCCCCATCCGGGCAACGAGTCTATTATTACCTATGAGGATGGAGAGCAGGTTCACTATCGTGACGATGGCTCTGTCCTTACCAAGCCAGCACCAGAAGAAGAAGAGGAGAAAAATGAGAGTAGTTGAAAAGCCATGGGGCAAAGAAGAGATTTGGGCAGAGACAGACAAGTACCTTGGAAAGTTTCTGTATATTAATATTGGAGAGATGTTGTCTAGACAATACCATGAGGTGAAGGATGAGACCATATGTGTTGTCGAGGGTATCCTGATGCTTGAACTAGGCAAGCCAGAGGAAACTGGTTTCAAAAGAGTTTATCTTACTCCCGGCTCGACCTTCCGTGTGAAGCCCGGAACAGTTCATCGTTTCTGTGCCTCCACAGTTAATGTAAAACTAGCCGAAGTTAGCACACCAGAGATCGACGATGTTGTAAGGCTCGAAGATAAATATTCAAGATAGGCCCTTGACAACTAAAAATGTATGTTTATACTGTTATTGTAGCGGGTGGCAGATAAAGCCATCTCAGAAACTGTAACGATTAAAGTTAGTTAGTTTATTTCCCTTTATTTAATACGACAAAACCTTTTAGAAACGGCGCTTCTCAGCGTCGTTTTCTTTTTCTGAGAGATATTTATTATAACTCTTGACAACAGTCGTTTGCTTTGATAGAGTACATAACAACGGAGGTAAGGCAATTTGAACAACGCAGAATACAAACCAGAGTTAGAGTATGATATTTGGCAGCCAAGCGAGATTAAAGGCGGTCCTGATCTGAACGTAACAATCAGACTGATGCCCATCACAGAGAGAGCAGAGCAGCGTATAGAAGAGTACGGTGATGTGATGAAGCTCATGCACATCTCCCACTCTGGTCCTTTCGAGTGTAATGAAGAGCAGATTCTAGTAATGTCCCTTAACGAAAAGTGGCAGGGTTGGTTTAGAAATGGTACCGATGTTGACTTTGAATTGACCTAAAGGCATTACGTAAAACTATTTATGTAGATGAATATCTACGAAGACATAGGTAGCATACCAGTAGGATCTCTTGTCGCCCTAACGGGTTCAGACGATAGCCCTATAGGTGTAGTGCTAGATCAAATAGAGGTAACCTCATTTCCAGTTAGCATGAGTCCTAGAACAAAAATGGAGTACAGGTGCTACATGGTAGGAAAGAACGGCAAGACGGCAACGATGACGTTTTCGGAGCGCGACCTCGTGGTATTGGTATATGGCGTTGGTTAGCAGCCAATCGCCGGATTTTTTTGCGGGAATTTTTTTATGAACTCACTTACAGACGAACTACTTGGCATTAAGGCAGACAAATTTGCGGTAGGCGACCTAGTTAAAGCTAAGGCAACTTCTGATGCAGACGGCACACCTTGGTTGGGTATCGTAACTACTGTTACCATATTGAAAAGCAAGGAAGGGCAAATAAAAAACTTATATACCGTTGATTGGATAGACAGGCAGGCAATGGAAATATTATGGTATGATTGGTATGATGAAGATTTGATGCTGATACAACCGGGCGCTAGCTGCTAGGGGGGAACAGTGTTTGAAGGGAAGCAAGTACAAGGTAGGAGATTTGGTCTCCTGTTATTACAAGACTATCCCCCCTTCACCAACATGGGATCCTTTCGTTGAGGGCAGACCTGCCATCATATTAGAAGTCCGACAATTCACAAACATAAGAGTCAATAAGGGAGCCAAATTCCACTACACTGTCTCTGTATCAACCTTTGAAGGGGGGACAGCTATAAGGCTGGTAAGTGAAGAAAATTTGCTACCCTACAAAGACATTCCCGACTTGGATAAAGAGATAGACGAGTTGGTAATGAACTACTACAAAAAGTATCCTCTTGCAACAGACTAGAAAAAAAATTTAAGAAAAAGAAGAAAATACTTTACAAACGTATTTTCTTCTGATAGGGTATATATATTGAGTCGAGGATTTAAGGCTTTTAAATCCATGGCTCTTTTAATTAGCACATTGCAAGAGATTGTAATGTTTATATAAAAGGAGACAGTCATGAGCACTGTTAAACGTATCGCCAAGCGACGGCAAAAAGTCGTTGATGTAGCCCTTGCATCGGCAGCAAAAGCTGTAATTCAAGAAATCAATAACAACCCAGAACAAATCGAATTGTCAACCGAGAGAGCGGCAAACAAAGCAGTGGAGGACACTGTGAACTGGAACCATATTGTTATTGCACCAATGGAATCGAAAGATATCCCGATTGAGTATTTTATTAAAAACGTATTCCCAACTCTTTACTTAGACCCATCGTTTCAGGTCGAGAAGACACGATGGACCGTTGAAAAAGAACAAGCATACATCATCAATAAGTTTCTTGGTCTTGCTCGTAGTCCTTTGTCAATCGCAGATATCACACAAGGCGATGGTCCGATGCGAAAGCATTTTCAGCTGCAGCTTCAGAAGGCTCTGACTGCGGCGACGGCCGATGGCAACAACCGAGGTGAAGCTATTATTCGATTCGTTAATGATGAGTTTCCGATTGAATACTCTTCTCCATGCGGTCGGTTTGTCCTGAACGGGACATTTAGCCAGTTACCCGAAGGTTTTAGAAAGATGTTTTTGTCAAAAACAATTACGTTGCATGTATATGAGGTTCGTCAACTTAGCACATTGTCAGAACTCTTCATCGGTCTTAATGATGGTGAGCCACTTAACCATCAGGAAATCCGTAACGCATACATCGGCGACCCTGCAAAGACGGTTCGTAAAGCTACTCGCAAGCTCGTTGCTTCCATGCTGCCATTTTCATTTAGTGCGGGACTCAAGGACATTGCCACAAATGATAGACGCTCAGGCGATGAATTCTTAGCTCAGTGGCTGTGCCGCTTGAATCTTCCAGTTCGTAGCACCAAGAACGTCAACCACGAAGCTCTTACAGAAATGTACCGCACCAACAATGTCGATGGTACCATCTATCCTTTGTTTAGGCAGCATGTGGATTTGATCGCTGGTTCGTTTAGTCATGCCTCTGCGAATGACATGGTACCGGCTATTGAAGATACCATGACAAAATCACGACTGGCAAACTATATGATTTTGCTGGACCTGATTTTGACCTCTGGGTATACCATCTCCAATGTTGGTGCTATCTTCGAGTGGTTTTTGGAAACAGAACCTGAGCGATGGTTGAAGGAGCCAAGCCCAGCGGTTGTTGCTGAACAAGTCAAGAAGGCAAAAGGTAAAAAGGAAAAGGCTGAAGCAACACTGAAGGCACTCAAGGATAGATATTCTGAATGGTGTCGACAGGCTTTGACTAACTCCTCCAAGGTAAAGAAGCGTACTGCTCTTATCCAAGAAGATCTTGACAAGGTTATCGCTGAGTGGCAATCATCTAGCGTCATCAAGTAAATCCCCCCTCACTTTTCCCTTGAAATTCCTTTTCTTTTCTGATATACTACTTACCACCATTGACGTGTAAGGAGTATACAATGACAAAGCTAAACATCATCTTGGGAATTACCCTAAGTCTTTTAACCACCTATGCCTATGCTGAAGAGGGCACCCCACCTAACGAAGTGGAATCTGAAGTAAGCGAGACAGACACTTCGTTTGTCGGGGCTCGCATCCTCAAAGAAGGTGCCGAAGTATCTGGGGGAGAACCTTACACAGGCATTTACGAAGACAATGAAACCCAAAGCTACGGCTTCTGGCAAGGGGACACGCTCTTCTTTGGCGCAGACAACGAAGCAACAGGCAACACCGTCGATGGCGTGGCTGAATTCTATTGGTTCGAGTCATCCATACCCAAGTCGGCTGATTTCTATGTGATGGTTTTAAAAGTTAAATCCTCGCCAAATATCATCGACGACTGGCAACTAGCCCAAGAAGACAACTGGCTTGGCGAGTTCCTTTACGACATCCTACCCGCACAATACGTTGATGTAAAGATGAAAAATAGTGGTGAAGCCGGGGCTATTCGTTGGGACTGGTCTGTTCCATTCCAAAACTATAAGTGGGAGCCCATCAAGACAATTAACATCCAACAGTCTTACTCCGCTGGTTATGATACCTCTGTCTCTGGTGGTGCTAATGGTGATGTAGGTTGGAAGGGAGAGTTCAAGGAAGCAGGTGTCCTAGCCGATGCTACTGCTGGTGTGAACATTCAGTCCAAGGGGTACGTTAATGAATCTTATATGGTAGCTTCCCAGTATTCTGTTACTCTGTATAAATGGGAGATGGTTGTGCTAGGTGGTGCTGATGATATGATCTGGAATCTAATCATCAGCACTGATGGTTCAACTGCTAATGATTCTGCTTACCATGAATACTTCGTTGTTATTCAAGCACCGCAGGGAGAGTTGGTTCACATAGAAGATATAAACATTGGTGCTTCTTTCAGGAATCCTAACGCTCTCTGGTTTGATGGTTGGGATCATATCTCTATGACTCTTGGTGATGTTATATGGGGACCTCCAGTTGATATTGAATGCTATGAGGGTGATGAACCTCTAGAGGATGCTTGTGGAGGCGAAGGTGTTTGCGCTCAGTCCCAACCTGTTTGTGCTAAGGGTGAATGGTTATGCGTTACACCCGACTCCAAAGAGTTGGTCGAGCTTACCTGTGATGGATTGGACAACGATTGTGATGGACTAGTTGATGAAGAACTATACCAAGACTGCTCAACAGAGTGTGGTAAGGGGCAATCCCAATGTGTCTTGGGCTCTTGGGTATCTTGCGATGCTGACCTTCCAACCGAGGAAGAGTGCAATGGTGTTGATGATGACTGCGATGGTCTCATAGACAACTCCCCTGATTGCTATCCAGAGCAGGAAGACTTCTGGTGGGATGAGCAAGATGTAGCCGAAGAGGGAGACGTGGAAGTTGCCGACATCATTGAGGAAATGGATGTTGTTGAAGAAGACGCAGCCGATTCACCAAAGCAAGTTAGCAGACCTGATCCATTCGACGAGGCAGATACCTATGGAGATCCTACCGCGCCTTTCTCTTTCGCTGGTCCAGATGTAGCAGAGCCCCAAGAGATACTGGTTGAAGTATCAGAGAGCGGGGGATGCCATCAGACTTCTAGAATTAGTTCTTTTAGTATTTTGATGTTATTATTTGTCGGGGTATATTTCTTTGGATATGTGATCGGAAGAATCGGCAATAAAGATTGAAAAAGTCTTGACATTCGTCAAGATATCATTTAATATAACTCTATAACTTTATAAATGAGAGGAAAATAAATGCAGGACTTAGTAACTCAAATCATGGCTTTTGAGAGTGGCGAACTGGAGAACGGCAAGGTGTATGCCCTGTTTCAATTTCTACTTGATTCGGGCATGATTCACTCCTTGCAAGGCTCATACCAGAGAATGGCAGAGGATTTAATTTTGGCTGGTAAAATTGAAATGCCAAAGCACAACCACTAATGAAACCCGGAGATCTGATAAGGTACAGGGAAGTGATTAATCATGCGGAGGAGACGGTAACAGATTGGAAGCTAGGTGTGCTTATTAAAAAAGAATACAACACTTGCCACATAATGACCACAGACGCTCGGCTGATTAGATTGTGGGCTGCCCTCGTTCAGAAGGCTGGCAGGAAGGACAAGGAGAGGAAGGATGATAATGCGTAGTATTGGTTTTATGATGTTTATGTTTGCTGGTTGCGGTGTGGAAGACCCCGCTTATACTGGTGGAGCTATTTGGTATTCACCAGACGACAACCTACCGATGGCAGCACCAGAGTGCGTGGAGGTGGAGGAGCCCAATCCTTGGGAGGCTCAGGTCTGTGTTGAGAATTCTAGTGGAGAATGCTGTTACTGGTTGGAGAACATAGTAAGAACTGAGTCTGTTGTAGAATGCCGATACGATTGGTGCTACGACAAGTACGAATGTGAATGGCACCACGTTCTTTCACAATGCGACGGTGAGTGATGAAAAAACTTATTATTATCACTATGTTATGGTCCCTCCCTGCTCTCGCAGAAGAGCCAAAGTCAGTCCTTTACAACTGGCAGACCCGCTGTGCTTCCTGTCATGGTAGCGAAGGAGATGCTGAAGACTTGTATGACTCTGCGAAAAACGATAGTGCCGAGTCTATCTTGGCGAAGGTCCGTATCTGTGAGAAGAAAGACAAGAAGAACATTCCCCTAACCGAAGAGGAGATGAGGGAACTGTCAATTCACATTGAGTATAGCGCATTGGTCAAGAAGGTCTTAGACCGAAGAAAGAGGCTACAGAGCGAACTTAATCACATCAAGAGAGATTATAAAGAACTCCCAGAGTGTGAGAAGGTTCAGGAGATCTGGCCGTGGAAATAGGCGACTTGGTAAAGCTAAAAAAGGGGTTGAACTATTCCGCAGACAACAGAGATATTCTAGGGATTATCATAGATAAGCATCAAATAACCTCGGCTTCGACAAGGGATCACGGAATAAAAGAAGAATATTTGGCTACGGAATATCAAGTGAACATAATTACTAACAACAAAACTGCTTGGTATATTGATGACAGTTTGGAGTTGGTGAATGAAAGTTGGTGACTTGGTAAAGCATAAAGAAACGGGTGAATTGGCTATCGTGACGGCACGAGGTGAGGGAGAACTTGAGATATGGATGACCCTCATACCATTCAGGGGCTCGGTGTTAGGACAGGATATAGTTTATCTAGTAGAATATTTTGATGTAGTAAGCCCAGTAAAGGAAGAATAATTGGAAGAGAATAAATTTAAGAAAGGGGATTTGGTAAAGAGAATGATTGCCACCCACTACACTGACCATATACGTTCAGACGCTAACGGAGTGGTTACAAGAGTTTTTTACCCGTTAGCCAGAGTGTATTTCTACGACACCAACCGGGAAGAGATATGGAATCAAAAAGTATTAGAATTAATATCATCAAAACCTGAGAGAGATTAATGGAAGAAAGATATAGCAAATCCATACACCTATACGACGACGACATTGGTAAGGTGGAATACGTCGACCACATGGGAACAGACCTGACAATCGTTAACTCTGCGCGTGTGTCCTTCGGGGTAGAGAAGCAAGAACTTGACGAGAGGGATATAAAGTTAATCAAGTATCTTATCAAGCACAGGCACACTAGCACTCTGGAACACAACGTCATGACGTTCAGGTTCAAGGTGCCCTTGTTCATCCGCAGCCAGCATCACAGGCACAGGACTTGGAGTTACAACGAGATTAGCAGGCGATACACAGATGTTAATCTTGAGTTCTACCAGCCTAACCAATTTAGGACACAGCATAAGTCTAATCGTCAGGCTAGCAACAACGAACTGGTCGACCCTGTGATGATGCGTTACGAGGACGGCGGTGTGTTGACTGCTGCCGGTGCCCTTCGACAGCACCATGAGAGATCACTTCACTTATACAATGAGATGATTGAACTCGGTGTCTGTCGAGAGCAAGCGAGAGGTGTCTTGCCCCAGAACTTATACACAGAATACTATGGTAGCGTTAATCTAAATAACCTGATGAAGTTCATCGGGCTGCGCTCTCACGACGGAGCGCAGTGGGAAATCCAAAGGGTGGCCGAGGCTTGTCTGGACATAGCCGAAGAACTCTACCCTGTAACAGTCGGAGCATACAGAGAGGTACTAGATGAAAATCGGTGACTTGGTTGAACTTTCAGCAAAGGGCAAGAGTTTAAAATACTGTAAAGAGTTTGTAGGATTAGTGGGCTTGGTTAGTGGCATGGACTTCTCCGAGAAATACGGAAAGAAAGAGTGGTACTACATAGACTGGTGTGGAGGTAAGAAGCACCAGCCACATCTGAGAACTGACCTGAAATTTGTAGGAAAAAGATAATGCGTGTAGGTGCTCTGGTTTCTAACGGGGAACTAGGTAGGGGTCTCGTCATAGAAAATACCGGCTCAGGCTGGAAGGTGCATTGGTATGAGCGAGGCAAAGCAAATAAACTAATGAAAACAATTATCTACCAGACCAGCACATACCCGATCCATTGGTCTTGTGGGGGAGGTTTTGGTGCCGTCTCTGTTTTATCTTTGGGTACCTAAAAATAATGAAAAAAGTTCTTGACTTTGTTTTTAAAACTGGTATTATAGTGGAGTAACTTAAACAAAGGAGCAACAATGGCTTTTATCGAAATTGACTTGATGGGTGATGAGGACGAGATTCACACTGCTTCCACGGATGAACATCCACCAGAAGAAGTTGAACCTATGGATGACCTC